AAGGTATCTAAAGCTACATGCCGTGAAACCGGATCGGTTCGTCGTTGGTTCCTTGGAACCTCGCAACCACCAACCGAGAAACTGAAAAAAGTAATAGCTGATTTACTTGGCTGCACCGTAGAAGTTTTATTCCCCGAAAAACTAGATTAGTATGAAAAACATAGAATTCTATCTCACCCCTAAAGGTGGCGTAATGATAAGCGATGCGAATGGAACGCGACAATTCAATGAAACCGATCGTGAATTTATAGGAAAAATGATGGAGAAACTTTCAGAGTTCTATCCTGAAGCACTGAAAGAGCTTTCAAAGGTATTCGAAAAAAAACGATTGAATATACCTCATTTTGAATACCGTGTAGTGCTACGATTCATCAAATGCAACTGGGGTAAGTTTGACAGCATGATGGATATTGACCAATTCGGGAATCTGAATTTCGAAGAGGTTGAATGTCCGTTACGTGGCGAATGCTGCCACGAGGGAGTAATATGCAAACCTAAGTTCAACTCTAGTCTATCGAGCCGTGAAATAGAGGTAATGCGGTGCTACTACGATGGGATAGAAGTCCCTGACATCGCAGACAAACTATTCCTTTCAATTGAAACCGTAAAGACGCACAAACGAAATGTTTTCAAGCGCACCAACTCACATACGCTTGCAGAATTTATTGTTTATGCAAAGCAAAAAAACTTATTCGAATAACTAACATATAACAAACTAACTACTAATAAAAGGCAACTCGGTAAAGCGTTACCCTGTGTTTGAGAAATGAAAGTCCAACTCGCAAAGTAGATATTATCAAACCCGCCACAAAATGGAAACAGCACAACTAGAACGAATCATCACTGCTTCAATGCAGATAGGCGTATTTAATACCCTCAATGAACTTGGCTTACTCTCCGAAATTATCACTGAAAAACAAGCAATCAAAAAATATACAAAACGCTTAATTGACGATTGGAGAACAAAGCGCTGGATAGTAGGCTATCCAACCGGAAACCACGAACGAGCTAAGGTTTACTTTAAACGTTCTGAACTTGAAACCGCCAGCCGAATGCTGGATATACAGAATATCATTCCCGAAAACAAAATTTTCAAACAATTCAAAATTACAGACTAATGGAAAACTCAATGATACCCTTTCTAATCGCAATTATCTTCATTGTAGCAATGGGTATTTCATTTGTAATTAATGAAGCAAGAAGACACAAATCATGACACGCTATTTTATCCCCTGCACCGGTTGTGAATGCAACAGTATCGACCAGTGCAAAAAATGCATTAAAAACTCACCAAATACCACACAAAAATGAATGATCCACTTATCACCACATGGACGTGCTCACATGACCAAGCACAAGAGACTAGTACTTACGAATTTGAAAACGGTGTTACCGTTCAACTCGACCACAAACTGCACCGTGCATATACTATCGTAGATGGTGAAGCTATCGAAGATCCCATTTCTACAATTGATATGTCGATTGATGAATGGACTAGTATTCTAGTAGGCAAACAAAAACTTTATTCATAACACTAACAATTACTCACTATGTCAGAAAAAATTAAACCCGACTTCAATGTCGCAGACAAAACCACAATTGTGGACCAACATCCAATCAAAGAGTCATTCATTGACACACTGATTAGAATGCACCGGTATTCTCATGAAGATGCCGAAGCAACGTATGAACGAGAAGCACGCTATTTCAAAAGGCTTATATCAGCAAGTGATTGGCTAAAAGAAAGTACCGGAATTTCGCTTTGTTCAGCCTTTTTCGAAGTTGCAATAACAGGCCTTTCGCTTCAACCAGGGAGTAAATCAGATGCATATCTCGAAGCTCGTAGTGCTGAGCAAATGGTTGAAGGCCAAAAACGCTGGGTAAAAGTAGCCAGATTGGTTGTAACCGCTTACGGAGAATTAAATCTTCGTATTAAATCTGGCCAAATTATCAGAATGAATAACCCAATAGTTATTTATGACGGTGATAAATTCCAACCATGCACCAACGAACGTGGAGAACTAAAGGTTGATTACATGCCAGCAATTCCACGAAAGACAAATAAAATAATAGGTGTTTATGTATGTATCGTACTTCCTCACAATGGACTTGATTTTAAGTGGTTGCTTGATGATGATATCACAAGGCTTGCTAATTATTCCAAGACCAAGACTCAAAAAGATGGTAATGCTCTTTATACTGCCAATGATGGTCAAATTGATCCCGGTTTCCTTGAAGCAAAATGTATCAAACATGCTATGCGTGCCTACACAAAACTAAAAGTGTCCGAAAATGTAGCCTTCGAAGGAGATGATGCTGAAGATGATCAACAGCCTAAAGCATTTACCGAAGAAGCCCAAAAAATAGCAGCAGTTCAAATTACTAAACCAGAAGACGAGGAGGAATCATTCTAATGGAAACAACTACACAAACATTACCCGCAGAAACTACATCAGTAGTAAAAATTGAAGAGTTCAAATCTCTTATTTCTCAAGCTCCTACTGCTTTGGCAGAGAATAAAACATCTTATGATAAAGCCATTGCAAAAGGTAATGAGCTTATTGAATTGGCAAAACAAGGCATGAATGATGTCATAGATGCTGAAATAGCTAGCTACATCAATAAGGTGAAGAACACAAAAAAGGCTATGAATGAAAAGCGTTCACCATTTACTCAAATGATGACTTTACTAGCCAAAGAGTTTACTTCGCTGGAAAGTGGAATTGATACGCCTATTGATACTCTCCAGACATTCAGAAATGAACATGCCACAAAAAAGATTAAAGAGCGTCAGGAATCAGAACGTCAGGCACAATTAAAACTAGCCAAAGAGCAGGAAGCAATTGAAATAGAACGTCTTTATCGCATTGGATATGCAACGGCAAGCGCTGAATATATTCTGAACTTCAAAACTTCAAAAAACGAATGGTTCAATGCGTTGACACTTCTTACCGTTGATAACGCATCAACTGAAATCGCCCAATTCGATAATAAATTAAGTGACGCTCAATTCGTTTTTCCGGTACAAATCCAACTTAATATTCAACATCATTCAATTGAAGAAAAAGTAATGATAACCGGTTCACTTGCTCAGCAACTTTGCTATACGGCTATGAGTGATTTTAAAAGCTCAATTGCTGAATTCAAACGTGAATTACTTGATATGCTTCCTTCAAAGAAAAATCAGTTAGAAGAAGTCGAACGTCAACGTTTAAAAGAAATTGAAGATAAAGAAGCAGAAGCAGAACGCCAACGCCTTGCAGCCTTAGAAGTTGAAAGAGCAAAACAAAAGGCTGAATTAGAACAAAAAGAGGGAACGGAAAAACTAAAGTTTGCTTTTGAGCAACTTGTTTATGCACGTACCGGATATATAATTCCAACTCCTGATGAAAATGGAATTACTTTATTTTCAAAACCTACAAAACCAATTGCAGAACTTGAAAATGAATTCCTTTCTCTTAAAGAAGAATACAAAGAAATTCCTGCTTTAGTTGGGTTTGCTAAGTCGATTGAAGATAATGAACAGCAACGCATCGATGCTATTAATGCTGAAATTGAGCGTAATCGTAAAGCTAATGAAGCTATTGAAATTGAAAATCAACGTAAGGCTGATGAAGCTGCTAATCTTTTAAAAGAATCAGAACAAGCTCAATTGAATGCTACAGCAACTGCCACGGTGAATGCAACCGGACAATCAGTGAGTGCAATGGTTGATACTCAGGCAGACTTATTCACAGAAGCTCCAAAAGTCAAAGAGGGGTACAACATCAAGGTTCTAAATCCTGCCGGTTATCTTCAACTCATTTCTTTTTGGTTCGAAAATGAGGGCAAAAACCTTACCAACGACAAAATAGAATCCATGTCGGTCACTCGTATTAAGGCATTCTGCGAAAAGTATGCAGTCAAAAACGATGTGACAATTGAAAGCAAATTACTTGTTTACGAACCTGTTTATAAAGCAAAGTAATCATGGAAAAGCATTCATTCATAGCTGAATTAAAAGCCGACGTAGAGTTTAGCGATAGCGATTTTGAGTTTCTTTTCAAATCTTCAAGAACTCATTACGATAGTACTGTTCAGTCAATTTCTGCTGTTGGTGGGTTTTTATATGGTTTGAAAAACCGTCGAGAGTGGTCCAATGGTGAAAATAAAACTACGGAGTTGAGATTTGGGGATTTACAACTATTATTAAAATCAATTGAATTTGTAAATACTACTCAAGCTCTTGGTTTATATGCTCGCCTTACTGCCATATTTATGGATATGCAAGCTAAGAATATTGAAATCAATGAAGATTTAAAAGTATTCTAATGGATCCTTATTTTGGACGTGCAGAAGTATCAAATTCGGATTTGGGTTGGTTGCTTGACCAACTCAATCCGAAATCAAACCCAATCGATCCCACACAAGCCTTTGCCGATGGAAATCTACTCGATGCCATGATTACCGAATCTCACAAGGTCGATTATTTCAAACGCACCCGGGAAGATGTAATTTACAAAAAGGCCACTTTCGACAATACCATTAAAATGAAACAAGCCTTTTGGCGCGACCCTTTCTGCCAACAACTAATGGAAGGTGCCAACGCTCAAAAGATAAGCATACAGCACAATGCAAAGCTTAGTTTCGATGGTGTTGACTTTGAACTTGACAGACGGTGTAAGTGGGATATTTGGAGAGATGATTGGAAATGGGGTGGAGATATTAAAAGTACGGCAGCCGAGACACAAATACAATTTGAAGCCGCTTGTAAATTTTTTCAGTACGACCGCTCACGTGCCTGGTATATGGATATTGAAGGAGCTGACCGCGATGTGATAATTGGTATTTCTAAAAAGAATCACAAAGTATTCAAAATCTTCATTAATCGTGAATCAGACTTCTACTTAGAAGGGAAACAAAAGTATTTAGCATTAGCCTATAAATGGCATTTATTATTTGGAAACGGAAGACCATGAAAGAAATTATATTTAGAGCAGAAACTGATTTAGAAGTCCTCACATTGATTAAACATTATATTAATCAATGTGAGCCGGAATTTAGAACTTTGAGATTTTACAGAGATGTTCTTAATGAGGCAAATCCAATTGGTACTAAATGGATATTAACTAAGAAATATAGAAATTTGACTATTGGAAAAGAATATGAAGTAATTGGGCACTCACCTAGTAATGACTTTTATGTAAAAAATGACAATGGAAATCGTATAACTGTAGGAATATATTGGTTTAAAGGAGTCATTATTCCAAGTAAGGAAGGAACATACGATAAAATTTGTAGTGAATGTAAATCTCCAATTAGTTATAAAGATTGAAGACCATGAGAATAGTAGTTGAAAAACAAGATAAGTACCTAATTCAGTTCGATTACGACCGTAAAATATCGGCAGCAGTAGCAAAGCTGCCGGATGTTACTTACGATTCAAAATTGAAGCGCTGGGAGCTTCCACGCAGGTGGGAATTCGAGGTTCAGATGTTCGCACAAAAGTATTGCTTTGATATGACCGGAAATGTTTCAAAACGACGTGTGTTTGATGTTCCGGCAGAGATGCCAAAATTGAAACAGAATATTGACCTAAAGCTAAATCCTTACGATTATCAGAACGAAGGTATTGCTTACGGAATCGAACACGGCAGCTGTATTAATGGCGATGCTCCAGGACTTGGAAAAACAGGTCAAAGTATTGCCACTGTTATCGCAAAAAATGAATTTCCCTGCCTTATCATTTGTCCGGCAAGTTTGAAACTGAACTGGGAAATGGAATGGAAACTATGGTCTGACCATAAGCCGGTTATTCTTAGTGATTCAATCAAGCATACTTGGGAAACATTTTACAACATGGGTGTGTACGATGTATTCATTGTGAACTACGAATCACTTCAGAAATATTTTGTATTAAATATCAATGTTCCACGAGGTGAGCAGATGTTACTCAAACACATCAATTTCCTGCCAAATATCAACGTATTCAAATCGGTTATCATTGACGAAAGCCACCGTGTAAAGGAAAAAACCACACGTCAAAGCAAATTGTCGTATGGCATTGCGCAGGGAAAGTTTACGCAATTACTCAGCGGTACTCCAATCGTAAATAAGCCAGTTGATTTGATGTTCCAACTGATGATTATAGATAAGCTGAAAGAGTTTGGTGGATCCGTTGCATTTCGTGAAATGTGTGCCGACGAAGAGCGCTGGCCGGAAATAAACGCAATTCTTCGTAACAAGTGCTATTTCCGTAGGGAAAAGAAAGATGTACTCAAAGAACTACCTGATAAGTTCAGGCAAAAGGTTTTTTGCAGTATTTCAAATCAGCCTGAATACGATGCAGCAATGGCCGATCTTGAAACCTATTTGCGTGAATACCGCAAAGCCACAGAGCCACAAATCGCCAAAAGTATGAAAGGCAAAATCATGGTTCAGATTGGAGTATTGAAAAACATTTCGGCTCGTGGAAAACTAGCCGATGTGAAAGAGTATATCGACGATGTGCTTGAATCCGGAGAGAAAATAGTCGTCTTTATCTATCTTAATGAAGTGGCCGATGTACTCCGAAGCTATTACCCAACTGCACTGTTTTTCACCGGTGCCGAAAGCTCACAAAAGCGAAACGACAATATCCATAAATTCCAACGATGTGCGGTTTGCGATACCAGATACGAAAGGCATAACGATGCCGATCATGAATTTGTACCGACAGACCATAATCTGATATTTGTAAACTACAAAGCGGGTGGTGTTGGAATTACGCTCACAGCTGCTTCCAGAGTCGCGTTTGTTGAACTTCCTTGGCATAGTGCCGATACAGACCAATGCGAAGACCGTTGCCACCGCATTAGCCAAAAAAACGCTGTTCAAATATCTTATTTCCTTGGCAAGAATACCATTGACGAAGATATTTATAAAGTAATCAATGAAAAGCGGGAAATGGCAATACAATGTACAGGAGCAGTTGATAATACCGAAGAATCTACATTTGAATCAATCATTAATCTTTTAAAGTAGAAATTTATGTCAGAACTATTCCCAACGGAAGTTCCCGAACTTCCACAAAAAAAGAAACAAGGTGGATATCATGCTAAAGATGGAAAATTCACTAACAAAGAAACAGCCGTTTTTGCAGAAAAAGACAGAGAAATAAAGCGACTTACAACCGTTTCTGAATTTTATAAACGCCAATGCAAAAGACTTGTCAGAGAGCTAAATGAAGAAATTGAAAAACGTAAACAATTAGAATCAAAAACCAATGTCCAAACCAACATACAACAAGAAAAGCTTTCTATTGCCGGATAGTCCACGAAGTATGGCAAGTTATCACGCTAAAGTGATGGAAGATGGTATTATGAAACTTACCATTCACGACTGCAAAGGAAGTATTCAATTACACAATAATTTGAATAACCCGGGTGAAGTTTATGAAGCATACCATAAACTCGAAGCACTTCTAAAAGGAATATCTGAATTACAAGATTTTATTTACCAAAACTTCACAAATGATATTAATACCCGCAATTTTAGTCAGTTACAAGAGCTTGAAAGATAGAACACTTATTCTTGCTTTTGAAACAAATGAGCCAACCCCTGAGCAAATAACAAATATTGCTTCATCCATTCAGTGTGCCGGTTTTCTAGCTTTTAATAAAGATGTATTTAAAACTGAACAACTTCGAATAATCGACGAAACAAAGGCCGATTATGAGGATAAAACAAAAACTCCATCAAAGCGGCTCAGGGATGTATTATTTGTGGCATGGAAGCAGAACAGTGAAGGGTATGAGAAGTATGAAGATTACTATAGATATAAGATGGATATGTTCATCAATCACGTAAAATCAAAGCTAATTTAAAAAGAAATTTATATGAAAAATGGAATTAAAATTATTGGTGGCGACATGCCAATTTTCGGGATAAACAAAGAAATAAATCCAAAAAACGATTCGAAATTTAGTCCAAATCTATACAAGTTTCTGACTTATGGTAAAAAGCATTTTACAAACGTTTTTCAAGACCCTAAAACTGGGTATTATCACATCGGACTTAGAAGTGATAATAATATCTTTTGTGGTAATTTATTAATGAATGTTTTTTGTGTTGGAACTAAAAGCAAATCATGGTCTTATCCACGAAATGAAGTATCAACGTGGGTTGACGTTACAAAATGGTTTTGGGAAACTTATCTAAAAGTCGGAAAACAAATATACGATTTACCTGAATGGAGAACAAACGATATTAAAACGATAAGTTCAATTTGATTTATATGAAAGTATTTAAATTTTACTCAGGAGATTATTATTGGGCTGTATCCGGTGAAACAGAAGAGCAAGCCAAAGAGCATTTATTTGAATCTATTCACGAAATGCAAATAGATAAAGTCGAGGAGATACCAGAGTCGCAATGGGACGAAAAAACCATAAGTGTTTGGGAAGATAACGACCATGACAACGAACCTTATCAAATGTCTATTCGTGAATGTCTTGAAGATACTCCTATTTTAATCTATTCAAACGATTTTGATTTTTAGTATAAACACCAATTTAATAAATAAAAATTTTATGCAAGTAACAAAAAACGAAATTTCGAAAGTCACGCTCAAAAACGACCGTGCACAGGTTCAGTTCAAAGAAACTGCCGGAGATGAAATCAACTCAGTAACAAAAGACTGTGGAGCAGTAGTTCACAAAGATTTGGTAGCTGCCATGAATAGGATGAAAATCCACTTGGTAGTGCTTACCGAACAACCTGAATCCAGTTTGGTAAATCACAGTTCAATCACTGATTTTGATATTTCTTTGCTCGATAACTACACTATTACCGGTTATGTAATTGGTGGGACTGACGAGCATACCGGAGTAACCATTATCGGTCAAAAAATGCTGAAATCCGGAAAGGTTTTGAATCTTATTTCTCCATTCACTAAATACGAGGATGAATATGAATTTTCCGAAGAACTTGGACAAGATGTTGAAATGGCTACCTACGAAGTCAAAGAGTACCTATTCAATGATAAGTATGGTATCAAACAGCAAGAAATGGACTTTGACGTACCACAGGAGGCCAGTATCGAACTATCGAACGCTGCTGAGGGAGTTGGAGGTGTAATGACTATTTCAAGCGGTAAACGCAAGAAAAAGCATGCAGTTGAAGAACGTGAATTAGACACTGCAATGTAATGAATATTCAACTCGACCTATCCACCGATCAATACGTTGTTGAATTTGATTTTCACCCGGTATTGGCTCGCGAGATAAAGGCAGTTGAAGGAGCAAAGTACATTCCAAGCCTTAAGGTTTGGAATGTACCCCGCAAATCACTTCCAGGACTTCACCATTTCGCTGAATGCGCTAAGCAGTATTGCGATGTCGATTGGCAAAAGCGAGCGATTGAATCGGAAATGCCTGATTTGCTTATTCCACACCAATTAAAACTCGAACCACGAAACTATCAGGGAAAAGGAATTGCTCGCGGATTGGTTCTAAAACGCTTCATCAATGCCGATGAACCCGGCTTAGGGAAAACCCTTCAAAGTATTGCTACTGTAAATATTGCTCGTTCATTTCCTTGCTTAGTCATTTGTCCAAGCTCACTGAAAATAAACTGGGAGCGTGAATGGTCAAAGTTTACCGATAAAAAAGCAATGGTACTGACCGACGATACCCGTGACAATTGGCCGTATTACGCAAACAATGGATTGTATCAGGTATTTATTGTGAACTACGAAAGTCTGAAAAAATACTTTGTGCTGCATGAAAAGAAATCAGAACGGTTCTCTCTAAAAGATGTCACTTTCAAAGAAAACATTGATCTGTTCAATTCAGTAATTATTGACGAAATACACCGGTGCAAGTCGGCCACAACTCAACAAAGTAATTATTGCAAAGGAATAGCTCAAGGGAAAGAATATGTAATTGGACTGACCGGAACGCCGATCGTCAACAAACCAAAAGACCTGGTACCTCAGCTATCAATTATCAATCGACTTGAAGATTTCGGAGGATCTATCAATTTTGGAAAACAATTTTGTGCCGGTCCTACTGAAGCAAGTAATTTGAAAGTATTGAGCGCAATGCTTTACGAAAAATGTATGTTTCGCCGGGAAAAGAAAACAGTACTCAAGGAACTTCCTGATAAGGTTCGACAATTGATTACGATTGATATTAGTAATCGACAAGAATACCAGTTGGCCGAAAACAATCTGAAGGAGTATTTGAAAAAATACAAAGAATCAACAGATAAAAATATCAAAAATGCCATGCGGAGCGCTGCGATGGTAAAGCTTACGCTACTTCGACAGATTACGGCTAAAGGAAAGGTAAAAGAAGCAATTGATTATATCTGCGATTTTCAACAAAGTGGTAAAAAAATCATTGTTTTCTGCTCACTTCATATCGTTGTTGACCAATTAAAACACGCTTTCCCTACTTCGGTATCAGTAACCGGACGTGAGAACCAGGAACAAAAGCAACGTGCTGTAGATAGCTTCCAACGAAATGATAAAACAAACATTATCATTTGCTCCATAAAAGCGGCCGGAGTAGGTCTTACGCTTACAGCGAGTTCCGATGTGCTGTTTATTGAGTTCCCGTGGACGGATGCCGATTGTTGCCAGTGCGAGGATAGAGCGCACCGCCTTGGACAAAAAGACAGCGTAACCGGAAGGTACCTATCCGGAAAAAATACCATTGACGAAAAAGTATATCAAATCATTCAAACCAAAAAAGGAATTGCTAGTGCGATAATGGGAGACTCGGAAGCGATACCCGAAAGCACTATAGATCTAATTGCAAATATGTTCGATTAATAACTTCAAAAATACCGGTGCCATGAAAACAGAACGATTCTTCGAAACCGAAGCGCAGCGCAAAGCTGACGAACGAGATAGACATCAAGTCAATGCAATATTAATTTGCCTTGTAGTATTCACCATTCTTTGTGCGGTGTTCGGATAAGGACACTGCACAATAAACCACTAACAGTATGCTTAGACAATTTATTAATTTACCAATAGGAAAACGCATTAAAATAGGTGATACACGTGTTTCATGTATCCCTGCAAAGAACATCGCTCAATTTGGGTGTATTCTATGCCACTTCAAAGAGCAAGGCGCTCACTGTCCGCAAGGAAAAACTAAGCCTGCATGTTTTGCTAGCGAGAGACTAGATAAAGAAAGTGTATTTTACAGTGAATTAAAACCAATGTTATGAAAAACTATAAAGGTAAAGCGATTTACAACCCATCAGGAAAAGCCGGAGAGTATTCGTACTGGGCTTGCAATTTCGTTGTAGGGTGCAGCAATGGGTGTACTTACTGCTATTTGAAAAAAGGTCGTGGAGCAGCTATTTTAGGAGGAGATAAGCCCGAATTGAAGAAATGCTTCAAAAATGAAAGTCACGCTTTAAAAGTGTTTGAAACTGAATTACTTCAAAACATAGAAGACCTTCGTAAACACGGACTGTTCTTTACATTTACAAGTGACCCAATGTTACAAGAAACAATTAAACTTAACTGGGATGCAATAGAATTATGTGTCAATTATAGAGTACCTGTAAAAATACTAACAAAAAAAGCAGATTGGGTTGATAAATTATTAAATGAATATCCAAAACAACGATTTGGATATTTTAAAGAATCACCACATAGCATTCCATTAGAAGATGCTTATAGTTTAGAATTAAGAAAATATATTGCATGTGGTTTCACCCTCACCGGACACGACGAATTAGAACCAAATGCAAGTACTAATGTTGAGCGGATCAATGCAATGGCAAAGTTACATAATGTAGGGTTCAAAACCTTTGCTAGTATTGAGCCTATTGTCGACCTTGACAGTAGTTGGCAAATGATTGTTGAATCTTTCCCTTATTGTGATTTATTTAAAATTGGGATCATGTCGGGTATGGAATATAATAAAAAACAGCTTATAAATTTCATAACCGGAACAAATGAACTTTTTTCTGATTTATTGAAAACTCCTATCTATTGGAAAGATTCATTACTGAAACAAGCAGGGATATTACGTGAACAACTTCCTGAAAATTGTGTAAATAGAGACTATAACCTATTCAAATAAATACCATGAAATCAATAATTATTTACTCAGTTGTACTTATTCTAATACTCATATTTGTATCGAGAATTAATATCAGTATTCATCCGTTCAAAATTGGATTTGAAAAGCCTTATTTAGGTGTAGGAGTATTTTTACTATGCGTTGGGCTCGTTCTTATTAGTTGTCAATCGTATATTGATGGCAAAAAAGATGGACTAAATTTCAGCAAAGAAGTTATCAAAGAAGTAATGAAAGAGGAGGAAGTAAAATGAAAGTACTATCAGTAAAACAACCATGGGCATATTTGCTCGTTTCCGGAATAAAAGATATTGAGAACCGTCCACGTAGAACACATTTTAGAGGACATATTTTGATACATGCGAGTGCAAAACCAGTAGGAAATTTAAAAAACGACTCCACTTTCTCGCATGTGGTGAATGAAAGTCAGTTGAATTACTTAAAATCAATTGACTTTAAAAATTGGTTTATGGAGGATTTCGCTTTTGGTGCCATTATCGGTTCAGTTGAAATAGTTGATTGTGTTGAAAATCACCCCTCTATTTGGGCGGCAGAAGGACAATATCACTATGTAATTGCTAACCCTATTTTATTCGATACTCCAATGACCGGTATAAAAGGACAACTAGGCCTTTGGAATTATGATATTCAGATTTGTGGACTATGTGGTCAACCTTTTGGACCATCTTGTGTAGAATAGTATGAGCGGAATGATAGTACTTATAATAGGTTCAGATTCGGCAGCATTCTGTTCGGTAAGACATGCAATTGAAGAGTGTGCACGAGTATTTGCAACTGTAGATACTCGTGCTGAAATACTAGAAATGCAAGAAAGTATTAGAGCGCTTGAAAGTATTACCAATGAATGTGAACCTTTCCATTTCAAAGATTACTACGATGATAGCGATTGCAAACTCGAGTTAGACGATAAGCCGATATATTTTAATCGAAAGCCAGTAATCAATTATCCAAAACCAATTTTTAAACCTCGCTTTGTTAGGCGTGGAAATAGAGGAAAATAAGTATGAGAAACATTCGAGAACTCCGCAATCTTCCGATATCAGAAATGACAGACGAAGAAATTTTGAAAGCAGCTGTTGACAGATTGAAAACAAACGCTGCAATGTTGGTTTATGACGATGCTGAATCTAATAAATGGATATTTTTATCCCGATCTAAAAATGGTGGATCCGCATTAATTACAAGAATGAAAAAAGTTTGTGAGTCCGTATTTGGTAAGTTTAAATCATTAAATGAAGATGAATAATAAAATAAAGAACATAAGTTCAAAGCAATCTTTGAGAAATAGAACTCTAGCCAGCATCAAAAAGCTTCAACCAAAAACGTGCGTAATATGTGGCCGACCGGCTGATGATTTATGTCACCTTCTACCGAAAAGCGTTTGGCCGGAATGGTACACCGAAAGTTTGAATTTAGTAATCATGTGCCGGAGTTGTCACCAACAGCATGATGATAACATTCGATTCAGAACCCGACAAGATAAATTGTACAATCAAGTACTGAAATTTGACATTATAGGAGCAAATAGATATTATGGAAAAAACGAATAAACCGACTTGTATAGTTTGCGGAAAACAAACAGTCTCTTTAATAGAAACTACTCAAGGACTAGCTTGTTATCTCAG